CCTTCGTGACCTCATCATAGCTGATTCTATACAGGCTTTCTGCAGCAAAGACTTTATATTCATCTAATCCCTTTCTAAATAGTTCGACTTTGTCGTTTTGTCCTGCGAGCCAAACCCCAACTCGGTTTTCAATTGAGCTAAAATCCACGTCAACGAAGGTCTTGCTACTTGGAGCTCGTATGGCGGATCTAACCAAAGAGGAGAGTTGTTGCATCGTGCCCACTCCTTCGCTAAAAACCATTGGTATTGCCAATTCAATCTCTTCATCGCTAATGGTTGGTCGGGCAATATTTTGTAGATTGAGCCCACCACGGCTCGCCCAGCGGCCAGTACTAGCGCCATGATATACCAGTGTATTCCTAATTCTTCCATCTCTTTGAATTTCCATCATCTTAGCGTACTTAGCCACGCTAGTTTGGCTTCCTTCTTGTCTAAGCCGTAAAGCGGCCCGAATCGGCTCATTTATGTTAGTGTTCACTAACATAGCTGAAACGGTCTCGGCGGTCAAATCGGCCATCTTAGCTTGCCCAATTGTTACTAGACACTTGTTGATCCAGTCTAGTAACTTAGCCCTCTCAGACGGCTTAAAACCGGTCAAGGCGACGCATTCGTTGTCCAAGGCATCCTGCGCCCTAACCACAGCCAAAACGGCGTTGTGGAGCTCGTTAGGATCCACTGGGACACCTCGATCGTTAATTTGCTGTGTCAAGGTATATACTTCTTGTTCGGCAGCTGTAAGAGGCCTTAAAACGCTTCCTATGGCCATCTCAGTAAGGACGTCTTGTTTACAATATTCAAATAATTCTAGTAGCAGTTTTGGATCGTTATTAAACAAACCATTTTTTTGGGGTTTGCATAGCTTCTGAATCAGGTACCTACCACGGGTATCTTTTTGCTGGTTTGCGTCCATAAAGATGGCTGCATCGCCAAGAGACTGTGGTACGTTATTGGCCGCTGCTATGGCCATGGTGTCAATGCACTGCTCAATTTCTATGTTTAAACCCAACACGTATTTCATAATATGCCATTCAAACATGACATTCCACCCTTGAAACTTGGTGGTTTTGTCATACATAAATTGCGGTAATTGTGTTGCTGGAGTCCATAATTTTACTGGGCCGCCTTCAATTGAATACGCCATACAAAGAACTTCGGTTGATGAATCCGTTGCATAAACATCAAGCCCTTGATCTACTAAATCAATGTGGCTTCGTGTCTCAAAGTCAAGATTAACTAACATTAAAGTTCTCCTAACTTTTTAAAAATGGGTTTCATAACTTCAAGTCCCCATTCACCTAACGCAACATTTACAGAAGCTAAAACTACTCGCGTATTTGTTTCAGAATAATCGCGATTTGTGCTGTCTATCCTATCTAACGATGGGGCAAAGGGATTCATTCTTTTAAAATTACTTGGATTTAAATCAAATGGTATGCCTGTTACTTCGCATACTCCGCTAGCAATTTTAGATTCTATCCATTCAACGGATATTGTTATAGAACCCCCAAAACGTTTTGTTCGAGATTTTGCAGAATTTATTAAAAACTTAGATCTGTCTTTAGGAACTAAAAATCGTTTTGCATCGTGGTGTTTTTTACATTCTTTGCACCACCATTGAAGGCCGTCTGATGTGCTTTTCCTAATGGAAAAGCAATTTAATGGTTTTAAAATACTACATTTATTGCAAGTTTTCATAATATGCTCCTATGGCGTCCAGACGAATCTGTAAGAGTCTAGTATAACATAAAAAAGGGGAGCCGAAGCTCCCCAACTCACCACCATGTGAAATAGTTTATATCTCGCAAGATCCCGCAGAACAGGCTAACATCTGAGCGCCTTCTACGTTGTCTGTTTCTTCTTTAAGCTGGAGCCAGTTAACGACTGGGATACTGGCTTTGAGCTTGTTGTACTCTTCTTCGGTGCATTCTTCGTAGGGGGCTTGACGATAGGTTCCTCCGTCGTAGGGGAGATAGCTAACTCCGCTGATTTCGTCAAAGTGATCCCAGGTCCAAGCTCCAACACTTGGCCAGTCTCGTTCTGAGACGGAGATAGTGACACTTGGTTTATGTTCACACCAGAATCTTTGGTAAGTAAGCCAGAGTTCAAGGTGACTGATTGGGGTGACGTCTTCTCTAAGGATTCCGTCAGGTGCTCTTTGTGGAAAACTGAAGACGGTAGTTTGGGTTGGCTTGTAAACGCAGGGCTCGTTTGGAACTCCTTGTCCAATAAGGAACTGGGTGAGAGGATCTTTTTTATCTCCTCGCACTCTTCGGATATAGTACTTAGCATGGCGAGGGTGGATGCCGCTCGCCGAATCAGTAAGCTGGGATACTGTTCCACTTGGCTTGACGCATGTGATAGCAGCGCTGACAGGGATTCCGAGAATAGCTGCCCATTCTTTATTTGTATCTCTAGCGCATTCTCTAAGTTCTGTAAGTAGTTCATTTAGCTCTGGTCCTTGGGTTGTGAGAAGGGGATTATCATAGATTCCGGTGAGGGAAACACCCAGTAACCGCTCTTCTTCAGTATTACGTTGCCACACTTTTCGCAAGTAGGGGAATTTTGTGAAGGTAGACTGGATGGTACCCAAGATAGCGGCGAGGCGCACTTTGCGCAGCAAGGTTTCACGGTTGTCGTCATGGCGTACTACACATTCACTAAGATTGCAAAATTGGTATGGTCGCAAAATGATCTCTGAGCACGGATTTGTACCGAACTCAAAATTTGGATCTCGATGCCCGTATTTTTCAACCGCCTTTTTAGCAGCCTCCCGATTAAATATGCCTCGTTCACCGGAATGGGAGTTGTAAAGTGACAGCCATTCTTCCATGAACTTTCCGACAGTAGGTGTTTCGTTATACACCGCACTGTTGTTCGCAAGAGCGCGGTGTGGTGCTGTGTCCCACCATGGTCCAGCTTTTGCATGTCTAATCCTTTCATCGTCCAGGTCGGAAAGTGAAATCATAGCTGATCGGCGAACACCACCAACAACTACCACCTCACCAATTTTACACATCAAGTCGTGGCACTCTAATGAATGCAGTTTACGACCCTTAGCATGTTTAAATGTTGCTACAGTAAACTCAAACAGGTCTACTAATGGTTGCGGCCCAGAAGCTCGTCCGCCAAATGTTTTGAGTCGTGCTCCGGCAGGTCTAACGGCAGATACATCCCACTTTGGGATTTCACCTGCCCATAAATTGGCGAGCAATAGCCGCAATGACTTAGCCCATCCCTCTTTAGAATCATGTACTGCGATAGTGTGATCTGACTCGAATAATCTTTCTGGCACTTCCGGCAACTGATTAATATATTTCGACTCAACTGAGAATCCGACTCCTGTGCCGCAAAGAAGAATAAACATCGCCTCATCAAATGACTTAGGGTCATCAACAGGTAAGTACGAACAGTTGTATACGCATGTGTTATCACGGTCGGCGCTCTTTCCTGCAGTCATCATGGCTCGCATGGACGGCATCAATTCAAGGTTAACAATAGCATCATAAAGTTGATCTCTTAAATTATGATACAACGGGTTTAAATCAGAGTTGCTTGTATTCAACGCGGGTGTACGGCTAAAGATGTAATCTACAAAACGCTGCACTGTCTCGGGCCATGACTCACGACGACCTTTATCGTCTTGGTAACGGGCATAGCGGCTGGCGGCGATATATTCTTGGTATTGATCCATGGCTTCTTTTATAGTTATAAGTTAGGGGGAAAAAAGGGAGTGCCACAGTTTCTATGGACACTCCCCGTACTACAGTACTACAAAGGCCTCTAGGGCAGTATTACTTAGATTGCGAAGTCGGCGGCAGCAGAAGAACCACCACCTAATTTATCTGCATCTTCTAATTTCTGAAGATTGTTTAAACCACATGCAATACCTTTAGAACCAGCGGCATTGTATGGATAAAATGTTACTGAAGCACGGCCATAGCAACCGCTGTAGAACTCGCTTTGGTCAAACAATTCTTCACGATTTACATCTACAACTTGTGGCTTTTGCGCACTGTTAGCGTTAATAAAATAATGACCAGCGTAAGCGTCATCATCACGCTCTTCGTCGCCATCACGTAAACCACCTTTTAAACCTTTTGGTACTGAGCCACCAAAGAAAGCCGCGTTACTAGTTTTGCAATCTTCAAATGCTTTTTTGAGTTTTGCTACACCTTCAGTATCAGACTTAGGAATAAGAATGGACACTGAATACTTTGGTTCGCCGCCGTTCATGCCAGCTTTAGGCTGGAACACATTAGCGTATGAGAAACGAACTTTACCAGTTACGATTTTAACTTTATTGGATTGCATTTTAATTCCTTATTTACTTTAGAACTGGACTTAAATCGGGGCCAATTCGTCTACCCGTACTATCTATTATACACACTTTTACGAATCGTGCAACAATCCGTGAACTTCTAATGCTCTGTGTACTGCTAAAGCGTTAATGAAATCATTTCTATACTCAACTTCATGTAGCGCTTCTGGGTCTTCCGCTATGTAATCAATTACATCATACATTGTACCACGTAATTGTAACACAGCTTCTCTATTTCCACTACCAGGTAAACCATCAAATTGTTTAATGTATGTATCTATTAAATAATCTGGTACTTCAATATCATTGCCAAGACATGCTACTTTCATAGGCACTTTCTTATAGTTGTAATGTTACCATAACAAGACCTACATTGCCAAGGGCGTACCCTAGGAATGAGATCCCCATGCCTACTTGGCCTTTCATTATAAACTGTATTGCTACGATTGTGTAAATTATTCCGATAAATCCAATTAGCCATGAGTTCATGCGAAGTCCTCCTTAGCAGCTTGTTTAACTCGCACTAACTTAGGCTGCCCATCTGGTCGTAATACTAAATCGCCCAGCCACGCTGTTACTTGCGGGTTAATCTTTTCCAAATTGGGAATAGATTTAAGCGTTGGTTGATTCCAAATTTGTTCTACTGGCATTCCTTTTTCAACAAGTACAGCAGCAGCTAATTGGTTATCAGAAATCTTACGATGCGTCTTGGTTGTTGTCAGCTTAAAACCGGATGGAATAACATTCTCTTTTACTGCTTTTTCGAGGGCGTATTCTTCGACGTCGTTTGCCCACGTGCGGAGGTCTTGGGCTTTGGCGAGGACTTCGATGACTTCTTCTTCGCTGAGGAGTGGTGGGTCTTTGAAGTCTTGCTTGGCGAGCTCGGTGTTGAAGTCACTACGCGATCTGCACGTTGCTTTGGCACGACAGAATTGACACCATTCACCTGGGAGGAACTCGCCCGCACCGCTCCACGCTTTCTTGGCTTTGGGTTTGACGAAATAGTCGGCCCAGTCGACGAGTTTACTGATGGTGGTACCATCGGTACTGATACTGTCAAGTCGGGGTTGATGTATCGTGTAACTGACTTCTGTAATTTCCGGCCACTCTTCTTTGAACTTGGCGTAGGCTCCGAGTGCATAGAGGCGTAATTGGGGATTGTCTTGGGCGTAGACTGGGATACCACGTCCGAATTTGAGGTCAATGACCCGAATGGAGTGCTTAGAAAGTATAACCACATCGGCTGTACCAAAGCCGTCAGGAACCCAGTCAGAGAAGTCCACACGCTGTTCAAACAATGGCGTGTCACCCTCACCAATTTGAGAACGAACGTACAATACATAATTATCAACGTTAGCTTCAAAATCTTCGCGTTCGTTATCAGTGTAGTTTTTGTATATTTCGTGGGTTTTAATGATTTCATATTCTCTTTCGTATTCTTCGTGTCCTATTTGGTTAAACTGTAAACGCAAGCGAATTTCGCCTAGCGAGTGGGCAAGTGTACCTTCCGCAGAAAAATCAATCCCCTTGGTACTTCTTTTTTGTTCTGGTAGGGTAGCTTCTAGCCGGGCGCTAGGAGTACAAGACAACCACCGTTTAGATCCGGAGGCTGATAGCATCGCATGTGCAGTCATTTTATTCTTTCAATTCGATTAAGATGTATACATACTAATGCAAAAAAGGGGCCTAGTCAAGCCCCTTTTTCACCGAATTAAAAATATATTTATTTTAGGGCGGCTAATAAATCTGCTATCTCTTTATTAAAATCGACCTTAGTTTCTACTTTTGCGTCTAATTTGATGTCCCGTGTTTCTCGGTAATCTTGTTGGAATTGGCCTCTGAGAGCAATCTCTGCCAAACGGCTGTTAAAGCCTTTGTTGTTGACGTTTGCCAGAATCTCACGCTCCCAATATGCTTGGGCGTTAGTTACAGCGCTGTCTAGTGCATCAGCAAACTCGGGGTAGTTCTTTTTCCAAGTGTCTGCCACACCCTTATTGATACCAATATCTGCAAACATCATTTTTTGGGAAGCACCTTCTCTACCCATAGCAATGATGCGGTCGCACATTTCTGGTTTAAATACGTATTTTGTTGGTTTCTTAGTTGCCACACTTCCACCTTTTTATAGTTGCCATATTACGCCGCTGGTGTAGGTTCTGGTTCAGGAGGTACCTCGTTTGCCGGGGCCTTGAGATTTTCTAATGGTGGATCTAGTTCATTCATTTTGTTTTCACAGTCTTTGCTGATTGTTTAAATGCTTTGTTGGTTGGGGCGCCAGCGGCACCCGGCTTGCGCATCTGGATGTTTGCGTACAAACCGGGTTTAGTTGCCATGGGTTACCTTAGAATATTACTGTTGTACCAGTGATACGTTTGCCGAGTTTAGCAAATTCATGCTGGCTGGTTTCGCTAATAAATTTGTTTATTTCAATAGCTTTTTCCACAATTTCTTCAACTGTTGGAAATTTCGGGGAAACTTCTTCTA